GCTGTAAACACAGTGTACACAGTTTGCACGCCTATCACTGGCGTGATTGTTATGAGTATGCAGGAGGTAGAGGAGGAAAAAAGAAAGAGCGTTCACTATCGGTTTCCGCTCTTTGTCATTAGACGGTTAAGGGCATTAGCTAAGTCTAGGAATATGACAATGACGGGCGTGCTTGTTGAGCTGGTTACTCGCGCAAAGCTATGAACCAGCTCCTTCTAACTAGGACAGTAAGATGCAGGGTTTTTCTTAGTTTGTCCCTGCTGGCACAAGCGTCTCACTCCTCTACCTCCAATCCTCAAGGAGGCTTTCAGTGGTAACTCATATCTCAGTGCAGGCTGCCGCCAAAAGGCTCTCAGTATCGCCTGACACTATCAGAAGGGCAATCAAGGCCAACACCTTGAAAGCGGTAAAACTCAGCCCTCAGATCACCAGAATTAACATTAAACATTTAGAACAGTGGGCGGCAAACTAAGCAGAGAAAAAGGTAAGAGAGGTGAACGCCAGTGGCGGGATATGCTGAGGGAATTTGGCTTTGGCAAGAGCTTCAGGAGCCAGCAGTTCAGCGGGAAGAGTCCAGACGGATCTTCTGCTGATGTCCAATGCCCTGAACTGCCGGCTATCCACTGGGAGGTTAAGAATGTGGAGAGGCTGAATATCTGGGATGCAATCAAGCAGGCTTTATTTGACAAGGCTGCCGGCAAGATCCCGGTAGTAGCACACACCAAGAATAATTACGGCTGGCTCTGTACGCTGCCGGCTGAAGACTTTCTGAACATCCTGCGAAGATCAGATCTGGTGCAGTGTGTTGAAGAACTAGAAACAAAAGAGAAATAACAGATATGTTAATAACACAAAAGGAGAAGAAAGAGTATGAACTAGCCCCAGAGGGGATGATTGCAGCCGTCTGTGTCGATGTCATCGACATAGGTGAAGCTATGGGGGTGCAGCCTGATGATCTAGGTCGCTACTGTGTCCCCAGCAAAAACCCTGCTTGGCAGCCTAAGCCGAGGGCCAGATTAGTCTTTGAGCTGGAGACTAAGATGCAGGACGGTAGACCGTTTGTAATATCAGCAGACTTTCCTGCCAGCCTGTTCAAACCAGAACCGGGGCAGACGGGCCAGATTGCGAAGCTACGGGACAATCTGGATAACTGGGGGGTGGAGCTACCCACAGAGGGCAATATCGACCTGAAGGGGCTTTTACTGGGCAAAGGGGCTACTCTAAGGATCAAGCACAATCCTGACGATAACGGCAAAATCTGGGCTAACGTCTCAACAATCAACCCAGAGACTAAAGCACTTGAGCCTTCTGGAGAGTGGGATCCAACTGCAGCCAGAGATCGGATCAAGGAGCGAGCACTGAAGAACACAGTGCAGGCTGCTACTGATTCAGTAACTGAGGATAACCAACCTTATTAATTAAGCACAGATGAATGATATTACTCCGATTTACATAAGGCCCCCAAGATCGGGAAATTGCCCTTATACAGGACTATCGAAGTCGAAGATTTTCCAATTAATAAGAGGAGAAAACCCGCCGGTTAAATCAATAGCAATGCGAGAAAACGCAAATGCTAGAGGGACTAGGCTAATCCACTTCCAGAGCCTTTTGGATTATATTGCTTCCTTCGATTCACAAAACAGCAAGGATGTTGAAGTATGTTAATAGTTCAGCCAAAGAAGACAGAGGCTAAGGGCCAAAGCGGGGGCCACTGGTATACAGCTAGTGGCTCTCCACTACATACCCAGCCAGATGGGAAGAACACCACTCTGCGACACGCTAGGAAGCAGGATCTTTATCCCTCAGTAACCACACTGCTGGGGATCCTAGACAAGCCACAGCTTACCAAGTGGAAGTGCGACAAGTGTATCGAGGAGAGTTATTACAAGAGGCCACTGGAGGACGAGGATCTGCAAGGCTACAAGAATCGGATCCACCACAACCTGAAAGGGGAGCAGGGTGAGATCCTAGACTTCGGAACTAGAGTTCACAATCAGATCGAGGATTACAACAATGGCACGTTCAATCACGAAAACGATCCTGACGTTCTTCCTTATGTTCTTAAATACATCGAGTGGAGTAAGGACAGACTTGTGAAGGTAATGGCGGCTGAGAAGATTGTAGTGAACCACAGGTACGGATATGCCGGCACTGTCGATCTGGTAGGCCAAACAAAATACAACAAGTTCCCCTCGATGCTGATTGATTTTAAGACGCAGAACGTCAAAGGGAATAAGGCTAAATTTTACGATACTTGGGCCTTACAGCTTGCAGCTTATCGTAAGTGTTTCAAGCCAATGCCGGCTTGTATGTCACTGGTAATAAACTCAGCCAAGCCAGAGGCTCCTGTAGAGAAGATTTGGACAACTGAGGAGATGAAAGATGCTTGGAGTGTATTCAAGAAGGCACTGGAGATTTGGCAGCTACAGAAGAAGTACAAGCCAACTCTGGGCAACCTGCAGGCTTTAGATCCTAACAACCTAGAGGAGGCTGCCAGTGAGTGAGCACCAGATAATCCACACAGCTCCAGACGGCTCAGATCACGCCCCTTGCCTCAGCAAGGGAGATCTGGGTGAGTTTAAGAGAAAGCTGGATAAGGTGCTGGACAAACGAGGATTAAAACAAAAAACGAGGTTAAAATATGGCAAGCAAGCGAAAGGCAAGTAATGAAAATAATCAGCAGGGATCAGTTACCAGAAAACGCAGTCGAGTTCAGCCAGCCCTGCCTAATGGGGAAAGAGCTGTGGATAATCGAGAATATGGCGAAGGATATGGAAGCAGCAGGGAAGAGCTACGCAGTAACGAGGCAGCAGGGGATGCTGAGGGGCAAGGTGAGGGATTACCTGATCCTGTGGAAAATCCTTTAAAGCAAGTCCCTGAAAACCCTCCTATGCCACTCTATGAAGCTAACCAGATAATCACTGCAGCAGAAAGATATTGGGGACTTAATTCCGGCGAGATTAGGGGAAGCAAAAGGAAGTTTCACATTGTTTGGGCGAGGTATGTCGTATGCTCAATTCTGAACAGGAAAGGGTACACAGTTGGGGCTATTGACACTGTGCTCAACAAGAAGAAAGGAGCAGCTCACCACGGCCTTAAAGCGTTTGATTCTATCACTAAAACTTACCCAAAATACAGGGATCAAGTTGTCCAGTTTGATCGCTATCTCTGGAATAAACAAACAGCTAATTCCAGAGAAGGTTACAATTCTGTAGCTGCAAACCGTTAAGAGTGAGAGGGTTAGATGCCTTTTTTTCGTAATATATAACTAATATAACTAATACAGTGGTATATATATGAATATTAACTTAAATAAACCTGTATCTTCTTTTAGTACTAAAACTAATAATAGTCCTATTACTAGAATAGATAATAACCTAGTTAAGAATAATAATAATACTGATACTGATAGTAATAATAATAATAAGATTACAGAAGTATACAGAGAACTATCTAAGGGAGAAGTATGGGGATTTAAGCAGCAGGTGGAGATGCTGCAGAAGCGGAAGCGAGAGCTGGAGGAGGCTGGGGTCTACTGCGTCAGCGGATCTAACCGGATCCGACAGGAGCACAAGGCTGAGTATCGGGAGCTGTTGGATGCTATCAGCGTCTTGGAGCAGAAGGCTGCCGGAAAGGTTAACCCTAAGCCAGCAAGCCAGAAGGCTGCCAGCAAGCCACAACAGCAACGGCAGAAGCTCTCTGACGCTGAGAGGCTGCAGTTTGCTGAACAGCTTGCAGATCTGAGGAGAAGCCTCTAGAAGCCTCTGTAAGGCATTAGAACACTGTAAGCACTGTGATGACACTAGAGGGAAATAAAAAGGCACTGGAGGGCTATCTATGGCTCAAAGAAAGCATATTATAGATCTGGAAGAGATGACTGAACTGAAGAAAGCGCAGGAAAGCCTGCTGAAGGCACTGCAAGTGACACAGCACAGAGAGGCTGAGATTATCCTGAGAAAGGGACTGCATCAGCTACACAGAGCACAGCATCAGGACGCTAAGATCCTGATGACGATAGGAGAGAAGCTATGGCAGTGAAAAAGATGAAGACAGTGATCCACATAAACCAGCACAAGATCAAAAAGAACCGCAAAGAAGGAACTACTGAGCCAGTGATCACAGCCAAGGATTACAAGCGCAACCGTTACGGTAAGAGCGTCGAGATCAAAGGAGAGAGCAGGGTAGTCTACAATCCAGAGAAACCTCTGAGCTGTGGAGCACAATGCTGGATCGAAACTGACGCAGAGGTGGAAGTTTACTAATGCCAGCTAAGAAGAAGAAAGCAGCTAAGAAGAAACTGCCCAGAAGGGTAAAGCAGACAGCTAAAGCTGTGGCTGAAATGACTGAGGGAGAGCGCATTGAGAGAGCGCAGCATCTGGAAACGATTCACCTGCCTAAGTCAGTGATGACAGTTACAAGAGATGTGGCTAGAGGGAAACTGATGGGAAGACCGACAGATTACACTCCTGAAATAGTTGACTCATTACTGCGATATATTGCTGCAGGTTTACCGATAGAGAGAGCTGCTGCAGCCACTGGAATTACTAGAGATACGCTTTACAGGTGGAAAAAAATATTCCCTGACTTTTC